GTAGTCCACAAAATTGTTTGGTCTTTCATGCCTGCCAAAAACGCCTCGGCTTTTGATTGATCTCCACCTCGCGTGAAGATTGACGCCACGCCACGGCCAATCATTTCAATATCACCAAACCCGCCAACAGTGCCGGTGACCGCGCCCTTGCCCATACGGGCCACGTCTTGGCCAAAGCGGGTCGCGGCCTCCGCCGAGAGCGGCCCAGGGCCCTCGCCAGCGCCAGGCACCGCCTCCGGCTCCATAGACATCTGCTCCATTGTGGGGGCTGGGAACTCAAAGTCAGTTAGCCGTTTAAGGTACGCCTGTTCGATTGCGCTTGTTGCCATTACTGGGTTACCCCCTCTACAATATTGAGCTGCCGAATAATTTCTCGCAAAATGTTTTCGCGGGTCTTGTTGCCCTTGGCTTTAAGCGTAAGTGCTGGCAGGCTGTCTCTAGTAATTGGCCCGTTAATCCAATCTTGCTTTTGGTAATTATCTATCCTAGCCTGGGCCCCTCTAACCGCCTCGGTGTTTCTTGCGTCGCCCACTTCTTTTTCAAGCGAAAGCAAAATACTTTCTGCCGATATAAACTTTCCGTCGGCATCCGCTTGCGCTTGCAAGCTGGCGGCTCGGGCCCTTAAAACGCCAAGTTGTTTAAACTGAGCGCCTTTGGGGTCTAGTGAAACGGCTACTCCAGGTATAGTCGATATCCCAGCTAACCTAGCTAACCCGGCGTTTAACTTTCTGTCGTTTGCTTTGTCTTGAGATACAAGCGCTTTAAGCAAACTAACAGACTGTTTACCGGACAGACCTGGCACGCGGCTCAGTTGTTCTGGCGTTGTGATTTGCCCGTTGTATATCATTGCCAGCGCATTAAACTCAATCATTGAGTTGCCGTCTTTGTCGGGCTCGTTCAAATCTTTAAGAACGCCAATGGGTACCGCATCTGGGTTTTTCTTGGCGATCTCATTCATCTGCAAAACAAGACCTGGCCTGCGCCCGTCACTTACCGGCATCGCTATGGCTTGCGTGTACAAGTTAACAAACGATATGACGTCCGCGTCTTTTTGCGCTTCAGCTTTGCGTTGGCTCAATGTGTAGAGGCCGTTGACCTCGGTCATCACGTTTGCAGATATTGCTTTGATCGCCGCGTAATCAGTCGCCCCAAGTATTTGCGCTACCTCTGACATTTTGCCTAAGTCGCCGTCACGTAGTCTTTTGAGAGCCAGGTCTGGGTCGGCCATCATAGCTTCGTCATTAACAATAAACTTAGTCAACACGTTTATTTTTGCAGTGCGCACAGCTGTCTCAAATCGGTCGGCGTACTCTTTGGCCAACTGCCCATTCGCAAGAGTAAGGGCCTTGATGGCCATATTCTTGCGCTCCGCCGTAATAATAGTCTCAATGCTTTGCCTTTGGCCGTCGCCATCAACCCAAAACCCTTGAGAGATTGTCGCCTCCAAGATTCTCTCTGTGTTTGAGAAGTCTATCCGCAGCGCTATTTCATTGCGCTCCTTGTCGCGCTTTAACTCAAACTCGGCGGCTTTTTGCAAGACGGTGTTGCCGGTCGTCGCAATACTAGCGCGCAGCTTCATCGCCGCCTCTGGTGACTGAGTGCCAACTACTTTACTAAACCCGTCAGACAAAGAAGTAATCGCAGCTTGGAAATTAGCCGTTGTTACGCTTTCGTCGCCGGACTCCAAGGCCACAAGCATTTTTGTCAACTGCGACCTAGCCTCGACTTCAAACGTGCTAGAAAGCTGGAACGCCCTAGCCTTCTCCATAGCCCTTTGATAAATAGCACCGCCGCCGCCAGTATTTAAATCAAGCGGCTTAAGGTCGCCATTCACAGCCGCTTGAAGCTGAACGTTTGTAATTGGGTTCTCGGCTGCAAACCTGGTTGCCTGCTCTTCAGCATAAACACCGGCAGTATTAAACAGCGAGCCGCTTAACCGGTCTAGTGTCTGAGCCATCTGCTGGTTTGCTGAGACAGCGCGCTGTATCCCGGTGTAGCTAGGAGCCTGAGCCTGCACGTTTGGCGTGACAGCGCCGGAGATGCCAATCGCCTGCATACGCCCTGATTCCATTCTTGGTAATGTTGCCATTTTTTATACTTTCAAGCAAATGGATTTGTGTACGTCTTGGCAAAATTGAGCAGCCCCTCTTGCCTTGTAACACCGGCCATAGTGCGCCCACCTTTGACAGCAAAGTCACCAGCCAGCTCAAGCTGTTTTGCAGACGTCTCTGCAACGTTTATCGTCACATCGGCCTGCTCCATGCCAGCAAGCAACATAGCTGAGGCGTCCTCAAAGCCGAGAATGTGCGCGGTCAAAGCGTTCAAATCAGAGACGCCAATGTCTCTATACGCAGCCCCGACATTAGCCACTTGCACAGCCCTGGCAGAACCCTCGTTGTACACCACGCCACTTGCGGCAGCCCTTGCGCGAGCCGACGCGTTTGTGCGCTCAAGATCGCGCAGTATCCCGTTGCCAGCCATGACATAGTTCAGCGTGGTTTGCTGCGCCGCCTGCAATTTCCGACCGGCTTGGATCGACGCGTATTTGCGGTCTTGATCAGCACGAATCTGGGCAAGACGCAACGTGTCGGCGGCCTGGACTTGATACAGTCCCTGCTCATAATAAGCGGCGGCCTCTTGGCGTGATGCTGCGGCGTCTGCGTACAGCAGCCCGGTTATGCTAGACGTTGCGTTAATGCCAGACGTAATTGCGGAGCCGACCTGACCAATAGCGTCCCCTACCGTTTTAACTGCATTAAGCGCCCCGGTCCACGTGAAGTTATTAGTTGCAGTAGCCATTGTGTTACCTCCCGCCGCTCACAGCGACTTTGTATTCCAACCCAAGCAACGTCATTTTAAGAGGCAGAACCTGGCTGATTTCAACAAATTGCTCGCGGCTATATCCGAGCACTCCGTTCACGCGCTTAATACCGGTGAACGACGGAACGGGCTCATTCAAAATGTTGCTGCCAAACTTACGAAATGGCAGCTCGTTAGAGTTGATTTGCAAGTGCTGCGTGTCATTGACTATTGCGTTGATCTCAACCACTCGCTTCTTAAAACCCATGCGCGTGCCGCTTTGCAGCTGCATCTCAACGGGCATGGTCTTAACGTAGACATTGAACGGTAAGCCAACTTCGTAGCTGACAGTGCTTGGCCTGTCAAATGTAACGGCCCCGCCGCTGACTGTCTCATTGTTCTGCGGAACGCCGTCGCAAATAACGTTTAATGACGCGCCTTCTTGCGGCAGACTGGTTGCGCCACTTGCTACTCCACCGACAAATCCGCAGTCTGTGTGTAGGTCGTAGTTAAAGAGCTCAACAAAGTAAGAATCGATTTCGTCAAAGGTTCGTTTGACTACGGCGTAAATTTCTGTCACATCAACCTGCACATCCAGAAAACTGCCATCTGTAATAAACTCGCTTGGGGCTGTTATTTGCTGACTGCGCATGACAGAGAACACGGCCATGCTGCCGTCGTCGTCGTTGTTCATCAACAGCAAGTCGCCTTCATCCGTACTGGTTGCGCGTCGCAGAGCCATTCTGGTAGGGGACTTAAGCAAGTGCCCAGCCATCAAAGATATTCGCTGCGTGACGTATGTCAGCTGAGAGTCTGAGAACAAGAACTCATTAAGTGATTTCCCTTCGCGCTGAATGTAGACGGTACCGCTTTCAAGTGACTGAACCCGTGTGCCCAGCTTGCTGCCATTCCGGGAAACGTTCTTAAAGTTAAGAGCCAATGGCGTAATAGGGTCGGTGCCGGACTGCGGCACATAGAACTCACCGCCGGTAGTAAACACCTGCAAGTCTCGACCAGAGATCATGTCAACAATAATGTTGAGCTGACTGGTGTCTAGCGTCGCTTCGACGGCGTCGTCGTCCAAAGATTCGGTCGGCACGAAGTCGTAGAAAATGCCAATCTTGCTGCCCCAGATCGTAGATGGGCGAGCCTTAGACCCGCCAAAATACAAGCGGCCCTCATGGAATACAACAGTGCGCGGCCAGCCTCTCTCTGATGACCACACATTTTCGTACTGACTTTCAATAGACCAGTTGCCAACAGTCCTAGCAGTAGTATCAAAAAATGGATACTCAGTAATAACCCGCACTTCGGTGTCGCTTACAAACTCTAGAATTCTTGCCCGGCCCTGCGGGGAGGCGTTGATGTACTGGTTAACACTTTCCAGCGCAAACGGCACAATCCTGTATGAGTCGGGAGACACAGGCGCGGTGTCCCAAGCCGGAAACACAGTAGCCACTTTTGTTGTGCCGTTGTAGGCTGTTATTTTGCGAGACTTGTCAGACTGTGCGCCCGACGTCATATGCACATACAAGCCCTTAAAAATATTAGTAGTTGAATTAGCAGCGGCCTTGAGAGTAACCGATGTAGTTGTGGCGGCCTGGATGTTACCCGTGTCTGATGTGTACGCAGACGCCGTCAAGGTTATATTACCGCTAACCGCCGACGGAGTTATGGCTGCGGTGGGCTCTATAACTTCTAGGTTAAACGGGTATTTAGGGATACTGTCAAAAGTTAAATTTGTAACTGTCCAGCTTGCATCTGTAGCGCCGCGCACGAGCTTAACCGGTGCCAGGTCTGGATGCACAATAATCATTGTGTCTGCGGACTGGGTCCAGCACATATCATCAACCATGGCCGACGTAACCGATGTAACTAAGTATGGGTTGCCGGTCCCGTTGATGTCTGTAATCTGAACTCCGTCTTTAAAAACGTGCATCCGGTTGTGTGTAAAACACAGCATATAACTGTCTGCGACAGAGAACTCAAACGGCACCAAACGCATACCGTTGCCAGCGCTTTCTGCGCCGCTGTTTGGTAGCGTGCCGATATACTTTAAACCGGGACGGCGACGCAGCCCGCCCTGGGGCTGGATGACTACGTTAGTGGCTTTGGCTAAGGCGTTGTTGTATTGCGATAAATCGACCCTAGCGCGCAAAAGAGGGTCAAGCTCACCAGCGCTAAAGTTGGTTTGAATATCTACAAAACGCGGCATCTTAACCCCGTACAGCAATTAAGCTGTAATCTTCAATTACGCGAGACGGCTGGCTTTGGCCATCAATGTTTGCTGCTGTTCGGAAATATCCTCCCCGACCATTTTGGGCAGTCACGCCTACCGCAATTTGCTGCCAGTATATGGCCTTCTCGCGCTGTTCGGTAATCGGCTCGGCAACGTGCCAAGCAACCATGTACTTTAAAAATTGGATAAAGTATTGAGGCATCGCAAACTCTGCAATGCCATATTGATAGTCTATATAAACAGCTGTTAAGTTAGTCAGTAGCTGGTCGCCCTGAATTTCCCACTCTTTTTGGACCGGGGCCCCTACTGAGCTACTGTTATAAACAGCTCGAGGGTTGGCGAGCTTGTCGCCTGGCAGCTGGTATGCGTACTTCCAAACAGATGTTGGCGCGGTTAATAACTGGGCCAGCTGCACTTTTTTTGTGTTGAAGCTCCACGGGTACATTACCAGGGAAGAGTCTCGAACATCGGGGTAAAGCCGGTCGCAAATACTAGATTCGTCGGTCCCCTCGTTAAAGCTGCTAATTGCTTTTGCTCCGAGCATGAGCAAAGCGTCGGAACAAACAGTTACGCCAGTGTCACCTGAAGCCATATAAACCTCTTATGCAAGAAAGGGCAGCCCTAGAAAACTAGAGGCCGCCCTGTTCACTCGACTAAAAATTAGTCGGTGTCGGTGTTGGCCAACACAGTGCCATCGGATACGTCCACAACGCCAGATGCGTTAGATAAGACGTAGGCCAATGTAGCCACTGCAGTAGAGCCAGTGCTGGTTACGCAGTAGATCAAGTCGCCGACTTCCAATGTGTCAGACAGGTAATTGAAGTAACCCGCTGTGTTCACATCAGCCATTGCGTCAGCAGTCTTGTATGCGTAAATACTCGGCGCGTTACCGCGCTTTGATGCCGCTACAGATGTTAATCCAGTAGTTGAAAAAGCCATGATTCTTTGCTCCTTAAAGATTAAGATTCGCGGCAGGTAATGGAAACGACACCTTCAGCGTCGATGGCTACTGCCCCGGCACTAAACACTTCGTTAACCAACCAGCTGGTCTTCTCTGCAATGTAGTTAATCTCGGTACGCATACCGAGGCCTTCGCCGTAGCCAATGGCGTCACGGTGGAAAGCAAAGCAAGTACGGTCGCTAGAACCGTCGATTGCCAAGCCACCCTCTGTGCGGTCGCCGATGGTGTGGAACTGGAAGCCCAAGAATGTGTTGACTTCACCCTGAACCAACGCTTTTACAGAGTTGAAGTCAGAAGAAGTTACAGCAGTCTCAGACAACAAAGAGGCCAAGCCATTTGCGTGCAAGATAATGTGACGATTGTCCATGGGTACGTTTGAAGCATCCATTAGTCGCTTGGACTCACGGAGCTTGGCAACGTTCATATTGGTAGCAGAGCCACCGATACTGTTAGCCACGGTCAACGATGTGCCAGATGCAGCGAGTGCGTCTAGGATCATTTGATCTTGACGACGGCCCATTGCGGTAGCGACTACTTGAACCAGCTCTTGACGCTCGTCAAAGTTGACTTTGGCTTGGCTGAAGATGTCGCTGTATTCAGCGGCGTTCCAGTCTGTCAATGTCAACGTGACTTGCGAGAAGCCGACGTTAAGTGGTGTTACATCAGTTTGTGCAATACGGGGAGTAGCTACGCCACGGCCCACTTTTGGGAACTTAACAGTTGAACCTTCGACACCACGACGCGCGCGGACAGCACCCACCAATTGGGCTTTGCCTTGGTAGGCTTGCTTAACCTCTGCGTCGAACAGTGTTACAAAGGCGTTTGATAAAGACACGCTCATTTTGTTTACCTCATTCGGTTGTTGATCAGGATTATCGCGCCGGTGAGCCAGTAAACTGGGCCGATTGCTTGCTACTTACGGTAGCCAATCGTCAGCATCTCACTGCGGTCAGGGTCGCTTGCGCGGTAGGCCTTGTAAATAATTGTAATCTAATTTGAATAAATCACAATAGGGTAAAAAAAGCCCCGCCGAAACGGGGAAAAGCAAAGCCTGCAGAGCTTCGCTAGGAGAAATTACTTTTTAGGCGGTTTCTTATTTTTTGCCTTACGCATATTACGCACTGGTAGTTCTCTCATTGGAGTCGCCTTCCCTGTTTTAGTTTGCGAATTGAGCAAATGCTTTTTCGACCTTTGATCGGTATGCCTTATCGGTCTGGTACCTGGGGTCCCCCACCATCTCGTAAAGCTCATCTTTACTTGGAGCCCCATCTACCGGGATAGACTGCGTCGGAATCCGGCCCTCATAGGCAGAGCGCATTTTCTGCAGGGCATTTAACCCCTTGGCGGTCCCACCCATAATCTTGTACTCTTCGAAATCTTCGTTCGACCACACGCCTTTGTTGACAAAGCTCCGACCCCAGTCCGCCATGCTGTTAACAACAGCCTGGGCGTTAGGCCCCAACTTCTTCATCTCGGCGGCGGCGTCCATTGGAGGGGGCGCCATTTGCTGTGATATGTCTTGGAATTGAGAGGCCATCTCGTTAAAGGCGGCCTGGCTGACGCCGTACTTTTGCGCCCAGCCAAGGTAAGCGGACGCCAGCGGGTCCTCCCCAATGTTCTCTGTTTTAAAAACACTCATGTCGTATTTGCCATCTGGCGGCGCTTTGTGTGCGCCCTGGCTCACCATCTTGCGCATATCGGCCCAGCTCTTGGCCATGCCCTCATAGTTGGCTTGGCCGTCCTCGGCGTTCCAGAAATTTTCTGGCAGCCACTCTGGACGGTCAACTGGAGCGCCTGGTATTTTCCCGGGCTCTGTATTGTCTGCCGCTTGATGGGTGATCTCAGACTTTTGGGGGCTGTCTTGGGCTTGTGTGTTTTCGTCTTTAACGGTCACGTTGTCCAATAGGCCGCTTTCTACGGGTTGGTCGTTTGTGTCGCTCATATCTTCCTTGCTTGGTTAATCCGCGCCTCGATATCACGAATCACGTTTCTTTGCCCTTCAGCAAAAAATGCGTGAGACGGGTCTGTGCCTGGCACGGCGATTGGCACATCTACATAGACGCTATGCAGCCACTCAAGAATCTTCTTGCCGTCGCCGCCGCCAAATACGCGTAGGCATAGTCTGGCTGTGTCTTCGCGTTGTTGGCTAACATCATGGTTAACTGGGGCCTCCGGCTCCTCTAAGTCATCCCAGCCAGCCATTATGCGACCCCAGGTGGTGGTGGCATAGCCTGTCCAGATTGCTGCATAGCCATCTGCGCTTGCATGGCCAAGGCCTGCTGATCTTGCTGTTGCTGGATCATAAATGCACGCTCGGCTGGGTCATTGCGCAGTGACTGCGGAACGCCTAGCTTGTCTCCCAGGTAGTCGATCATTTCGCCGTACTTAACAGCGGTGGCGCCTTCCGGTCCAAGCTCCTTAACTAGCTGAGAGAATTGAATCGCGGCGTTGATCTCGTCCATCGCCTGGGCGTTTGCTAGGGGTGATACGGCGGAGACTTTGACCTCCAACCCGTTGACCTGCAATGGCAGATCAATTGTTCCACGCTCGTCCATAACCTGGAGAATCTTAGACACCAGCGGAATCATTGTCTCATTGATCAAACGGCCAAAGGCGGAGCCCAGGTTTTGAGAGAGCTCTTTCATGCGCTCGATAATCTCTGTAGCAGAGCGAGCGCTCATATTCTCTGGCGGCAACGATTCATCAAGCAGGTATCGTTTTACCGACGCGCGCATATCATTGATTACCAATTGCGTGATGTTGAAATCTCCAGAGCGCGGAAGCGCTTGCAGCGCAGGGCCTTGTGGCCCACCGTTGCGGGCTACTGGGATAATCGCTCCGGGTACAATCCTTACGGTGTTTGGATTCAAGACCCCGTCATCGGCTGCGGTGTAGACACCAGCAACAGCCAAACTAGCGTTTTTAAGCAACAGCTCAATTGTTTTGTTTAGGGTTTTAATGTCTGGAAGCGCTGTCATTAGCGGACCGCGACCATAGATTTCTCCGGCCACTTTCATGTAGCGGCTAATAACCCACGGGCTGTATGTCTGGCGTCGGTAGACGATCTCTTCTTTAGACACATTGTCAATAACGTGGTAGCAGTAGTCGCCACGCTGGTGGTCGTAAATTGTAGCCTCAAGCAGCTCAACGTCGTTTTCTGGCTTCTGCTCAATACGGCGGCTTATTTCAGCAGACAACTTTGCATCTGGCCACTGTCGCTCGATAGTCTCGCCCTTCATTCTGATCTTGCGGTAGACATTGTCTACCTGGCCATTGGCCCCCTCTTCGTATGTAACCAAGAACAACGGCACGGGAATAAAGTTAATAGGACTTACATCATCGCCAGGCTGGACCATCATGCAAGCGGTGCCGACAGCAAGGTCGAGCAAGAACTCACCCATTGCAATGTCAAAGTTAGACTGCCGGAGCACAGCAAACATTTTGTCGTTGTAAAGGTCCAGTATCGAGTTAGCTTGAGCCCTGCGCTCAACGGGTATATCCATACCAGGCTCGAGCTTGCACCATTGGCGCTGTGGAGGGAAGACAGCAGATTGCAAACGGTTGGCGAATCGCTGGGTAGAGTTAATCGCCGTAGAGTCAAAGACCCTCTGCATCTTCTTTGATCCAGTGCTTCCACCCTCCCAAACGCCATATAGCTGGCGCTGCGGAAGCGCAAACTCATACGCGTCCTGGTAGATTTGCTGGAACTCATCCTTCTTTGTCTGGGCGGTTTTCTGACGCTTAATGATGTCGTCGGGCGATAACCGTTTGCCGCCTGTGGTTTCTTTAGAGTATTCCATTACATTCCACCTAATTTTGTTGCGCCGCCAAGGGCTCCTGGGATACCGCCCAAACTAATTGATTCACCAAGGCCTTGTACGCCTTGGTCTAATGTATCGCTAATACCCATGATTGATCTTGATGTTGCGGACTTCACCGCGCGTGTTCTTGATGACACGCGCTCGGCAGCCTCTCGTTTAAAGCCACTCATCTCACTTGTAAACGCTTCGGTAGACGCGACCTGGAGAGCTTCGGTTTCTTTTATTTGAGTCTGAAAGGCGGCTTGTTGCACGGCAAACGCGCGCTCTTGGCCGGCCATTTGTTCTTTTAACGAGGCCTGGTCGGCTTGGTATTGCGCTTGTGCCGCCTGCGCTTGGCGCTGCTGCTCGGCCATTGTTGCGGCAATTGAAGACCTAGCACTCTCAAACTCTGCCGACTGCCTGGTCTGTGTAGCGAGAAGCTCGGCGTTTGACCTATCGATCTCGCTTTGCAATTCTTTGTCTAAGCGCGCCTGCTCGGCGATAAATTCATTTTCGGCTTGGGCCTGGGTATCGGTGTACAGCTTGTCTAATCTTAGCTGCTCATCTCTAGCCGAGGCCACATCTGCGGCCTCTTGCTCCGCAATACGGGCCTCATAATTAGCGAGTTCTTGTTCGGTCATTAGATGCTTCGTGTAACGTCACCATAACCCGGCACTAACCCAGCCTCTGGGTTTAAGCGGGCCTCTGACAACAAAGATCGGCGACCAGACCGACGCGACGCCGTAAGTCTCGCCGACTCACGCTGCGCAGTTGTGCGGCGCTCTTCCTCAAGCACTTTTGCTTGGGCGGCTTGCTGCTCTAGCATCAATGTTTTTTGCTCTGCATATTGCTCTTGCTGTTGTGCGAGCTGCGCTTTTGCCGTCTCCGCAGCTTGCGCTTGCTGCGTAGAGAGGTTGGTCATCAAAGCTCTTTGCTCGGCGGCTGATAACTGCATTTGCTGCAGCTCGTTTGCCGACGCAGTTTGCTGGGCCAATAGACTCGCGGAGTTGTTAGACTTTTGCTCTGACAGACGCTGCATCTCGGCTTCGGCGGCTGCCTGAGAAGTCGCCGCCGTCTGATCTCTTAAGAGCTTCGACTGATCGGCTGATGCCGTTCTGTTTTTCTCTGCTTGAGTCATAGATGCCTCACGCGCTAAACGAGCAGTCTCTGTCGCTGTATCGCGCGCTTTTTGCGCGTCGGCGGCGGCTTGTGTTCTGGCCGCAGCCGCTTCAGATCGAGCGGTGTCCGCAGATGCCGCCGCTTGCTTGCGAGTTTTTATGGACTCAGAAACACTGACAACAGCTGCCGTCGCTGCAATGTATGGTAGTGCTGCACCCATTTTAAACTCCTAAATACTTGGTGTGGACCCGCTCAGTTTCCTGGTGACCCATGTGATTAAATAAATTACTAATGTCTTTGCACACTGGCACGCCGGTAAACATTCTCTGGCACCCACGCTTGCGCAGCATTTCTTCAGCGTACTTAAACATATTTAACGCAATGCGGCCTCTTCTGTAGTCCGGGTGAATAAAGTACAAATCAACGTAACCACTCAAACTACTCTTGTAGTGCAGGTGCTCTCTAACAATCGTTACATGGTACCCAATCAAAACACCGTCGTGCCGGGCCGCAACAATTTGCAAGCTACCTTGCTGCTCAAGATCAACATAGCGGTCAACGCTTGGGTCAAGAAGAACGTCCTCTTTATCCCGCGCGATCTCTTGCCAATGCAAAGACCACATCTTGCCCATCTCTGCCACGCATTGCTCAATGGTTTCCACAGAATAAGTCGCTGCCATTTTGTGTGATTTTATTAGTAAATTATTGGAAGTAAACAAGCGGATATCTGTTTGATATCACCCGAATATATCAAAGTCAGTATTTGCCATAGTCTGCAGTGGCTGACGCCCGCCAAGCTGTGGGGTTTTAGTCATGCGGTTGTACTCACCGCCGCCTAGCATTAGATATCCGTACGAATCTCCGATGTGTGAGTGCTCGTTCTTGTTTGGCGCGTCTCGAAACCGCTCTTGCCCAGCCCCAACCGCAATGCGCTTAAAGTGATATCCGCCGCCCAGCGCTTTACGCAGTAGTTTGCACTCACGGTTAATCATCAACCCAGGCTTGCCGTTGATTAGCCTAGACATCGGGGCAGCCGCAGCCTCACGCCGGACCTTAAAGTCGTTTGACGCGGTAGGTTGCGCCCGGAGACCCAGAGTTCGCAAGAACTCAAACGCAGTCACCTCGTAGATAGCGTCTCTGGCCTGGCCAGCCGGGTCACCCCAGACGTATACCTGGTGATTCGGGTAGCGGGTGTTTAACTCTGTTAGTAATTGTGTGCCAAAACGCTCTAGACCCATGTCGGTGGTCACGATTTCAGCGTGGATGACCCACTGGCCGGAGGGCAGCCGCTGGCCGATGGTGGCCGCAGGCGTCAGACCAAAGTCAAGACCGATCTGAATGGCGACAGTAGGGTCGACAATAGTGTCGCCGGACATAATCGAGTCGTCATATTCCGGCCAGACAGACCTCCCCTCTTGGACGTAGGTGTATTCGCCCTTGGCGTAGCAGCGTATCCAGTCTAGGGTTTTCCCTAGCAGCATCTGTGGGTAGTAACCAGGAGGCAGGTTGCCCAGATTCTCCGCTTTGGGGTTAATCTTCCACCACTTGCCAGCCGAAAAGATGTGGTCGTTGGCCTCCGGCATCTCCGGTAGATCGTCAACGTCTACCGACACTATGCCACCGGGCTGCTTCCAAAACTTCCAGGCGTACTTGCCGGTCATCTTCTCTTTCTCCGCCATCCGGTGCCACCAGTGGTCGTCGTCCATCGGGTTGCTGTCCATCCAAATGCCGTGCCAAGTAGCGCCGCCGTCCCGCTTAGTCGGGTATCGGCCAACCCGGTGGGTCAACCCATCGATCACCGCCTTGGGCA